GCCGAACTCCGTCATGATCTTCACCGGGTCAGGCGGAGACACCCAGATCACCCGGTATTCGATTTTTCGTTTCTTCGCCATTGCCTTTTCCTTTCCCCTGTGCTAAAATAGCCACAGGACACATATCTGAGCCTAAGATTTGTTCCGCCGCCCTGCCCGGTCTGCAACACCGGACGGGGCATTTTTTATACTTCGTTTCATACGCTTCTTAGCCGCGCTCATCGATTCCATTGCTATGCCTTGCCCAGCGTCTCTCTGCCATACCGTTGCTGTTCTTAGCGATACGGCACTTCGCTATTCCACCGCCATTCTCATCTAAGCATTTCCTACGCTTTTCTTTGCATTTCTCTTCCTTGGCTTTGCGCTGAATTGCTCCTCTGTGCGTTGCCTTTGCATAGCAAATCACTGCATTTCCGTTGCTACGTCAAGCATTGCTGTGCTACGCCATTCCGCTGCGATTCTGTACTGTTCTGAACCATTCCATTGCATTGCATTGCCTTGCATCTCTGTGCATTGCCTTTGCTATGGTGTTCTCCGCTTTGCCGTTGCTCTGCATAACCTAGCCCCTCTTCGCCCTTCCGTTGCTTTGCCTAACGATTCGTGGCCCTTCTGTAGCCCCTCGATGCAATGCTATTCCGTTGCATATCATTGCTGCGCCCAGCCTTGCCGCGGCACCGCGTAGCCCCGCATTTCCGTTGCTTTGCGGAACAAGCCGTGGCCTTTCCTTTGCTGCGCTTCGCCTTGCTGTTCCGTGGCAACGCCTGACGATGCCCAACTGTTCCGTCGCGTTACTGGATCTCCTCCCATGTGAACCGGCCCTTGCCGCTGTTGCGCCACTGGCCGATGCCGGAGTACCGGCCATAGTCCAGCCATTCCCGAACGGCCTTCTCGTGGTCGTCGCAGAGGCAGACCACCCGGAACTCGCAGGTAGCGCCTGCGGGGATTTCCTCACTCATAGCAAGGCTGACTCGCTCGCCCTGCGCCGTCTGCGCTCTCAGGGGGCGCTGACACTCGCCAATGGTGCCGTCGAACACCAGCGGAATCACACGAGGCTCTGGGAAGATCAGCTTATCGATCTCCTTCTTGTAAGCCTTGATCTTCTCACTGGCCGTGCCCTTGACTTTACGGAGACCGCCGCAGGTGTCCTTGAAGAAACCTTTGATCTGATAATCGTAGAGGAACGGGGTGCCGTCCTCCATCCGGGGGAACACCGTCATGGCCTTCTCGGCCACGGCATCAGCGCCCAGCGCGGCAACTTCGTCCTCAACGCTTAAAGCGTCCGGGGATTTGGAACCGATAAACTCCCGATATACGTCTGGGTTTGCAGGGCTTGTGCCAAGAATGGGTTCCGTAAATGTAATCCGTACCTTAATTTCCTTCATTCCTTTTTCCTCCTGTTATTGCTCACTGCTGGTCTTGAACAGTTCGTCCACTGTCACACCGTACATCCTTGCCAGCTTCTTGTGGTACTTACGTGCCGGTCGCCAGTCGCCCAGCTCCCAATGCGTCACACAGGACAAGTCCACATTCAGTTTCTTTGCTACCTGTGCACGGGTCAGGCTGGAACGTTCTCGAAGTTCCTTCAATGCCAAGTCATGCGCCCTCCTTTCGGTGTGAGAAATCATTGACTGCGGCAGAAATATGTGGTATGGTAAGCATGGGAGTTAAACTACGCGCCAAATGGCGTACTCTGTTGCAGAGGGGTATTCCATTTAGCAAACGAGTTCGCTTCCAACCGCCCCGAAGTTTGTTGCAGAGACTTCGGGGCGGTTTTTTATCTCTGCCGCAGTCAATACCCGCCGAAACCTCATGAATGTGAGAAATCACGCTTGACACGACCCGGAAAGCGTATTACAATGAAATCGCCAAAAGACATTGCAAGAGCCGCTTTTATGGGGGCTGGTTTTTGTGTACCCTTTTCCGGTGGGCTTAGGTATATGATACCTCACATTTAAACCGTTTGCAATACCTAATTGGTTTAATTAAACCGTTTTGTATGGTTGCACAAAATTTGGGGGCTAAATATGGATATAACGCTAGAGAGAATGTTGACTTTAATCCCCAAAAAAGAAAACGGAAACTTTAAGCACGGAGCATTGTCTCAATTTGCACGTTCGATAGGATTTAAGGACGGTCACATTGTTTCTGATTGGATTGCCGGGAATTCGGAATCATACAAGAATTACATCTACCAAGTCTCGGCACTATACCACGTATCCGTTGAATGGCTCCAGGGCAAAACGGAAGATAAGAGCATAAAAGAAACCCCCGATCCGAAGATCGAGGGCGTGAGCGCGGAAGCGCAGGAAATATTAGATTATATCCGGGACGCGACACCCGCCGAACTGGCGGAAGTATGCCGGTATATCGGGTATCTGAAAAGCAAGAGGGGCACGGAATGAAACTGAACCCAGATTGCTTGCGGGATATTATGCTTTTGGTCGAAGATCGTATTTCCGTTGAAACTGCGGTTGAAAATCCAAATGGGCTAAGAAAATTTAGCTATGTCAGCATTCCCTGTTTGGTGCGCTTGCTTTCTGGCCGCTATTCAAGAGAAGAGATCATATATCATGTTGTACAGCTTTCAGAAAGCGGATACTTAAAAACAGATTTTTCCTTTGCAACAAGCGAAATGTTTGGATATTTTTACTTGAATACAATTTATCACATCACGCCAAAAGGCCATGACTTTATCGCAAACATCGGGGGAAAAGAAAGCTGGGCAAAAACCAGCGCTGTTTTAAAATCCTTAAAGTCAATATCTCTATCGGTAATTGAAACGGTGGCAAATGGCATCACTTCGGCCATAGTAAATCAATACATTGCAGGCTTTCGGGCATAATACTGTACCCGCCGTCATTATTGGCGGTTACAGAAATGGGAGTGCTCTTGAATGCTCCTTGCTTTAGCGTTTCATAGTTGCTGCATTTAATAGCCTCCGCCAAACACTCCGGAACAAGTGTAGCGCATTCCGCCGAAATGCCAGACGCTTCCAATACGTTGAGACACGCGTTTACGGCTTTAAGAACGTTGGGATTTTCATACCACAATTGATTATACACCATCGTTTGCTCCTTTAATCATTCGCAGCAATTCTACCTGTTCCTCTTGCGGCAAAAGCAGTACGGCATGCATCAGTTTGTTGCGAATTTCTTCAAGCTGTTCTGTTGCCATTATATCACAGTTTGCCGGTAAATCCAACATCTATGTATCCTCCGTTCATCATTTGCGAATAGAACGTCTGTTCGATTATTATAGCACACCACCATGATTTTGCAACCGCAAGATATGGGGGCATGACGGTTGCCCGCGCATATTGAATATTTACATATACGCATATAAAAGAATGAAAGGAGCTTTACTATGGTTTGCCCTAATTGCGGAAGCGAAAATGTAACAATCTCTATGGAGCAAGTGTCAAGTAAAACCAAAAAGCACGGGAACGGCATCGGAGGCCATATCAACAATGCTGCTCGCGGCTTGATGGCGGTATCAACCCTTGGCATGTCTAATCTCGTGTGGAAGAAAAGCAAAGGTGGCGAAAAGACCGTTGTAAAAAATCAAAAGATTTGCCTTTGCCAGAATTGCGGAAACTCTTGGGAAATAAAGTAAGTGAAAAACCCGGCCCCGCCGCCTCTGCAACAAACGGCGGAGCCGGAAGCAAGCCGGGGGACGTCGGCTTGCCGTAATCAAAGCGTAGCAAAAACAGGGTTGGGTGGGCAAGTCCCAAAGCTTGGTTTTTGGCATTTTCAGCCGTTTAAAAGTTTGTGCCGCCTTTACCCATATTTTGATTTTGGGGGTAAGGAGGCACTTTTTATGACAATTCAGGAAGTTTGTAAGGCGAAACGTAACGCTTTGGGTATGACCATTCAGGACATAGCTGAAGCATCGGGAATTCCGCCGTCTACCGTCAACAATTTCTTTACCCATGCTTCCAAGGCCCCCTATATCTCCACGGTTGGGCCAATATGCGCCGTCCTTGGCGTGTCGCTGGATGAATTTTACGGCATCGGAGATCATCTGACGGCCAGTGAGGAAACGTTGCAAGCGGAAAAGGACGGACTAGAACACCGCCTTGAGAATAAGCGGCAGACCATCGGCCTGATGGACACAGAACTGTGCAATCTTTGGCACTCCGTGAAGCTATACAGGTGGATCATACTCGGTTTGTCACTATTGATCATCGGGCTTTTTGCCTGGTGCGTTTGGGTTGACATCCATTGTGCTAACTATGGATTTTGGAGGGGATAACATGTGCCAAAAAATAGTGGTCACTCTACCAAATAATCTACGCATCCGTGTAGCACTGTACATCAGGGTATCGACCGAAGAACAGGCGAAGCACGGCCTGTCCCTGGCAGACCAGCGGGAGGCTCTGATTGCATATGCCGCCGCACACGGCATGGAGGTTGTGGGCATTTACGAGGACGCCGGAATCAGCGCCAGAAAGCCGTATAAAAAGCGTCCGGCCTTGATGCGCCTGCTTGATGATTGCCGCGCCGGGAAAATCGACACCATCCTTTTTGTCAAGCTGGATAGGTGGTTTCGGAATGTGGCGGGGTACTACGCCGTGCAAGAGGTTCTCGACAAAAATCATGTGGATTGGCAGGCCATCAGAGAGGACTACGAAACGCGGACTGCATCAGGGCGATTGAAGGTCAATATTATGTTGTCGGTAGCGCAGGACGAAGCTGACCGCACATCGGAGCGCATTAAGGCCATCAACGAGGGCAAGAGGGCAAAGGGCCAGCCCACCAACGGGAAAACTCCTATCGGAATCTGCGTGAAGAACCGGCGCTACGCCATTGATGAAGAAACCGCAGATGCGGCGCGAGATATGTTCCCAGCCTTTATACGGCTGCAAAGCATCCTTGCGCTAAGGCGGTATATGGCAACGGAGTGGGGGATCAAACGCTCGTACAACAAATACAAGGATGCGTTGAAAAGCCGCCTGTACTTAGGTGAGGCGTTCGGCGTGGAAAACGCATTGCCCGCACTCGTCGATCGAGAAACCTTCGACCTTGCTGGGAAAATCTTGGAACGGCGAAGCCAGCGGAACGCCAGTGCGGATCGAATATATTTGTTTACCGGAATTCTCCGCTGCCGGGAGTGCGGTAGAAATATGCAGCCGGAGACTGTAAAACAGGTGTACAAGTACTACCGATGCAGAACGCACACACTTGACCCAGCCGACTGTCCGCACATTCTTAGAATCCGAGAAGACGTGCTGGAGGATTACCTCTTGCGCGAATTTGAGGGGATCGCAAAAAAGTATTACTCCAAATCAAAAACCGCAGAAAAAAAGCCGCCCAAAACGGCGGAGCAAATCAAACGGAAAATGCAAAAGCTAAAAGAATTGTATCTGTCGGATTTGATTGAAATCGAAGAATACAAAAAAGACTATACGGACTTGAAACAGCAGCTCGCGGCAATAAACCCAGAGCCTATAAAAGAATTTGATCTCGAAACCTTACGGCGGGAATTGAAGGAATATCCTGATTTAGACCGGCAGGCAAAGAAAGAATTCTGGGTACGCACGATCCAGCGCATCGACGCAGACAATGACGGTGCGTTTTTTGTAACGCCCAGTTAGTCTTATTTTTACGTCACAACGCCTACATCAAAATATAACTAACCCCCCGGCATTTGCCGAGGGGTTTAAGTTTAGCTTTCCAATTTCCGCATGACGCTATTATAAACCCGCTCGTTGACCACTTTCAAGCTGTCCATCAGCTCGTCCATGACCTCCCACGCACGGGCTGGGTCAACGTTAGACGCCGCCCGGAGAAATTCGCTGTCAGGCGCGGGAGCCGCAGAATACGCCTCAACCATACGGCTTTTTCTCACCGGCTCCCGGTTCTGGTTTTGGATAGTATACAGCGCCGCCAGCTTTTCATAGTTTGACCAGCTGGACTCTTCTGTTTCTAACCGCTTGATCCATAGCGCCAACTCTCGCTCGTCAATCATTGGGGCCTACCCCCTTATTCCTCCATCATGTCCATTGCACGGCGCAGGGCATCCTTGATGCGGTCATCGTCGGTCTCGCGCATCATATCGTTGATCTGATTGCGCAGATGCTCGGCGGCGTCCGTGCGGCTGTAATGGCCTCGGACGTAATGCCGACGGGCATAGGAGCTGCCTCGGCTGTAACCGCGCAGATCATCGTCCAGATACCGCCCGGAATAGCCGCGCTCGTCCATTGCCTCGATCTTGTCGATGTTTTTGATGGTGTCCGTCAGCTTGTGTGCAATGTCCAGATCACCGGCACCCAGCTCACCCTTGCGAGTGATTTCTTCCAGCTCCTTGCAGAGCATATCCCGCAGTTCATACATAGATTTCATTCCCATTGTGTTCTCCTTTCTCAGCAAACTCTGGTAATGATAAGGTTCGCATTTCTCACGTCAATAGACTCGTCGCTATCGTTGCGGATGGACAGCGCCGCGCAGCAGCCCTTTGTAACGTCAACGTACTCGGATGCCGCCACGTTGAAAAACGCCTCTGCCGCTGCGGGTGTCACCGTCGCAACGGAGGACTGGAGCGGCTCACCGTCAACCGCAATGGCAATGGAGATGGGACCGGGTGTCCCGCCAGTGCTTACGGCAATATTGCCGATAAAGTCCACCTTATAGCGGACGCGGCACTGGGAGCAGTTACCACGGAGGTTAAACAGACCGGAGCCTGCGCGGTGCGTCACAAGGCCCTTGGTGCAAGGGATCGGTGCTTCCGTAAAAAGCACGTTCTGGTTTGCCGCTACGGTCTGTGCGGCAATGGCAGTGTATTCAGGCATAGAAATCTCCTTTCATAAAATCAGCGGCAGGGCTACTGCCCCGCCGCTTTGTCATCAGTATCGGCATGGGGCCGACCATTTCCCCAGCATGGAGGAAAAGCTACGCTATGCAGTTGTCAGCAACCGCATCCGGCAAACTGGTTGCAGCAATAGGGGTTCTGCACCGTGTAGGCCGGAATGGGAGAAGGCCGGAGCTGGGATACCAGATAGCTGTTCTGTGCCGCCTGAGATGCGGCCAGCTTCAAGCCCTGGTTCTCGCTCTGGAGATCCTGCAGCTTGCTCTGGGTCAGGAAATCGAGGATTGCGCGGCTGTTGCTGTTGGCATTGTCGATAATGTCCCGGGTGGCGTTCTGCACCGTGTTCCGGGTCTCGCAAGCCTGAGCGGCCATGTCATAACGCACACCCTCGATGCTGCGCTGGGTGTTGCAGCAGCACTCAGCGGCCTGCATCTGCATGGCAGTCAACTGCTGCATGAGAGCCGCCTGCTGAGTTGCACGGGAAAGCTCAGCCTGCCCAAAGCCGTTGGCCATCGCCATGTTGGTGCCGTTGACAAGCTGCGCCTGCTGGTAAAATCCGTCGCAAAGGCCCTGATTTACACTGTCGATCTTGCGCTCGACATTGGCAAAGTCAGAGGTCAGCACATAGCCGTCGACCACGCCGCCGGAATTGCCAGCATTGTTGCCAAAGCCATTGCCCCAGCCACCCGCAAAGATAAACAGGAACAGGACAATGAGCCACAGAGCGCCGTTGTCGCCCCAGCCGAAACCGCCATTACCGCCAGCATTGGTGGGGGCCACAGGCATTGTCAGCATAGGAGCGCCGTCAGAGGAAAGAGACATAGAAAAACTCCTTTCAGTTTTTTATTATCAAATCGTGGCCACGATGTTGATTAACCTAATAATTTTGCAGACACCTTGCTTAGACGCTTGCTTAAATTTTGCTTTTTGTTTGCTTATTTAAGCAAACTTTGAAATTGCTTCGCCATTTCTTGTAGATGGTTCAACTGCTGCTGGTTCATTCTGCCGGACTGCAAAAGTTTCTCGACCTCCGCCTTCGGGTCCCCCTGAAAAGAGGACCGGAACTGGTTGAATTGCTGCATCATCTTTTGAAACCGGCTTACTGGCGTGTTCCCGCCACCTAAAGCGTCAAAAAAGGGGTTAGCCATCAGCGTCAGCCTCCTTCGCCTTCTTTTTACCCTTCATGCCGTCCACAACCGCCGCCAGTGCGTCAAATTCTTCCCGGGTGACAAACTTCACCGGGTCTTCCGTGGGCGCTGTACGGGGCGTTTCTGCGCGTTCTACGAGGTCGTAGATCGTAAGTGAGGGTTTACCGCTGGCATCTGCCTTTTTGAGGTACACCGTAGGCGCGGAGCTATCCCACAACGCCACAGCGGCGTTGGGCGCGATCATCCAGTTTCGGGCCTCCTGTTCCCCGCTGACCCACTGCACGCCGCTCTGGGCCACCGGATTCTGAGGGGGCTGCGGTGCCATCATCGGCGGCATCTGCTGTTGACGGAGCTGCGCCAGGTTGTCCGGCATGGGCTGTGCGTAATAGGGATTTTGCCATCCGTAAGGTGTGTAAGCCATTTTAGTCATCCTCCTTGACCCAGTAATACAAGATATTCTCGTTGCTGCTGTCCCAACTGTCCCAGATCATGCCGTCGCAGACACAGACCACATGGCCGGACAGCGCCAGAATATAGGTGCCTTTTGGGTGATCCTCCGCAAATTGGCCCACCGTGTAACAGTCCGGGCAGGTGTCCGGCGCAATGTACCGCCGGTACCCGATACTGCGAAGATACCTCCCCCAACAGGCGTTAGCCGAAGGCATATCACCATCCAGATACCCTTGGATACAGAGCCGCAAATAAATTTCGCCCCACTCCTTGCCGGTAGCCTTTACGATTGCCCGCACAGTGCAGTCCCCCACATTTTTCCCGCAGGGGTTGGGGTTGAAATGGTTATACATATTCCCTCCGGTCATCGTAGAGCAGCTCGATCATGCGCACACAGCGTTCCAGCTCCGCCGGATCGGTCTGCGCAACAATATCTCTCGCCAACTCCGCCGGATACCCGCAGGCCAAAAGCCGCTCGTACATTGTGTGCGCCTCCTTTACACTTCTATGATACAAAAAATCCGGACAGCCAAACTGCCCGGAAACTGCCTGTATTCTGCCCTCAAACTGCCCAAAGAAAAGCCGTGTCCGAATCGGACACGGCTTTTTTTTTACCCCTGCATATCATCCGCGATCTTGGCGTAGGCACGCCGCCGGATCTTGGCCAACCCGTCTACGCTGACGTGGAGCAGCGCCGCCGCCTGTAGGCAGCTCTGGCCGTGGACGTCCACCGCCAGCACCGCCGCTTCTTCGTCAGGCGGAAGGCCTACCAGCCGGACAGCCTGCGCCGCCCGGGCCGGGGCCATGGATGACAACAGCGCCCGGATCTCCCGGTGTTCTTTTTCCATAGGCTTCCCAGACTTGCAGAGCGCGGATTAACCGCGTGGATGTTGTTGCCATCTTCTGGCCCTCCTTTCGGTTTTATCCTTTCCAGTCAGCCTTGGCCTCTCTCACGTCGATATGACAAAAGCTGTCATAAACCCCCACGCCGCCCCAGTCGGGCATGAGCTGTCGGGCGTAGGCCGCCACCTGCGCCGGAGTCTTGCCCCGTACCACAATGTCAGCCGCCATGCCATAGCAGTGCTGGCTGTGAGCCACGCCGCCCACCCTGGCATTGTACTGCGGCGTCCGGTAGGCGCTGTGGATGACCACCGGAGCGCAAAAATGGGAGCGGATGGTTTCCAGCACCATCACCAGCCGGGGAGCCACCAAAACAGCGTCAGATCCGTCTCCACACGCAAACTCCCGCACCTTAAAATGGGCGGAGAGCTGCTTGCCCCCGGAGGCGGCTTTGCTGTAAGCGTGGATCTCAACCATGATTATCCCTCCAGATCTGATACAGCGCCCGGACCATGTCGGCGCGGGTCACGGTCTCCCCGGCGTTGGCGTCCGTCAGCAGGCCGTGAGCCTTGCCCCATGCCAGCGCCGGTTCCTCCGGATTGACTGGGGCCGGGGTAGGAGCCGGGGTAGGAGCCGGGGTAGGGGCCGGGGTAGCCGCCTTCCACTCCCAAAACAGCAGCAGCGTGGGCACCTTCCGGGTGCTGTCCACCGTCCCGCCAGGGAAAATGCCCTGCGTGGAGCCGCCGCCGTCCAGCATCAGGGCGTCCACCACGCCCAGCCCCAGCAGCTTGTTCTGGAGCTGCTCACGGGTTAGGCTGGCCTTGTCGCACCACAGCACCACCTTGCCGTTGGCCAGCCAGCCCACCGCCGTCCGGGCGGCAGGCCGGGCCACGTCCGGCGTCAGCTCCCGGTACAGCTTGGCGCCGCCCTTGAGGATCGGGACGCCTGAGAGAAAGGATCCCCACCGGTCCGTCAGCATCTTCGGAAGTCCGTCGGAGCCGATAGACACGCCCCAGTCCTGGTATTTGTCCCGGCTGATAATCTTACCGTCAATCACCGTCCAGCCCACCGGCTGAAACTTGCCGTTGAACAGGTAGCCGTTGATAATGTGGGTGCAGCCGGTCTTGGCCTTGATCTGCGCCGGGGTCAGCTTGGCGGTGTTGTGGTAGATCTGCGCTCTCGCGCAATCAAACGTATCAACCATGGCGCACACGGGAAGCCTTGATGAAGTAGCCGTCCTCGTCATAAGTCACCTCATAGGTGGCTCCGACGATCTGCTGGATCTGGACGGTGCCCGCCAGATCCTCCCGGCGACGGGTATCCAGCGTCTGAGGGAGCGCTTCCGGCTCGGTCTCAGCCGGAATAAAGCCCTCCCGCATTTCGTCCTCGGTCCAACCAGCCACGCCGCCGTCAGGATTCAGGTGGAAGTTGGCCCCCGCCGCTTTCAGTTCGGCGTTGATGGCCTCGATGGTCTTACCGGTGGCCTTGCCCTCGTTGATGATGTTCTCGTAGATCTTTTCCATGGTATGTACCCCTTTCAAATTTACGGTTGATTTTTCAACCGGTTTTAACTGTTCTTGTCCTCTTTGACCCGCTGGGTGCCGAAATAGAATGCGATGACCGTGGTAAAGATGGTCAAAAATTCCGTCCCGGAAATGTCACCCCGCAGAGCCAGCACCGCGAAGATCACCGTCAGGGTGATGGTCACGAGGCTTTTCACCGCAAGCAGATTGCCCAGCCGTTTCTTGATGTTTTCCATAATGTTCTCCTTTCACTCTTTTCGGATCGGCAGCTCGCCGACCTCGGACATAATGATTTTCAGGTGTCCGTTGCCGCCAAGAGATTTGTACGCCTGGTGCATTTCGTCCAGCGTTTCCCTGTCCGACAGGCTGACGCTGCCGTCGGAGATGTACTTCTGGCCCAGATAGCGCACCCGGTCGATGAGCAGCACCTTCAGCGCGTCCACGATGGCGTCCCGCTTGTCATCCTTGGTCCATTTCCGCTGGAGGATCGCAAGGATGATGGCAGTCACGCCGGAGCCGGTGGCGGCAGTTAATACGATCTGTAGAATTTCCATTCTACACCCCCTTAAAAAGTTGCAGTTTTTAGGGTAAAATCCGACTTGCTTTCGTGCAAGTCAAAAGTCCGACTTGGTTTCGTGCAGGTTAAAATTCAGGCCATTGTCGCTCACAAATTGGGCACACCTGACGGCCTTCCGGGATAATAGCTCCGCAGCAAATACAGTATTCCATAAACTCATCTAACAAACGCATTTCCTTGGATAATTGCGCCACCAGTATTCCGGGTGTTATAGGAGCCTCCTATTTTCAGAGGCATATCATCCGAAAGCATTACCAAACCGCCCCAATAGGTATACACGCCGATATTGTTTCCGCTATAATCTGTTTCTTTTCCACCCGCAATGCCAATAAACCCACTCTGGAAGGTATTGAGCACAATATCCAAATTGTGAAATGCACAGCTCAATAGCGTCACAGATCCCTGCTCAAGAGTGGTAACGCCTCTACCAATTTTCTCTCCGCTTGATGAAACGTAACCGGTCACAGAACATTCTTGAGCCTTGACCGTACTCCCGGAACAAATAATACAAGCGCTGGCGCTTGGCGATTCTGCGTTAAGTTCCCATTTCAGCTTTTCCATATTTACAGGAACATGGCAATTAGTAATTTCTATGTTTTTTGTGAAAACACAATCGCCCAAATTGGCTGCACGGAGAATGATGCTTCCGCAACCGTAGAAGTCTTTTATATAAACGATCTGTGAATGCGTTCCGCTGAGAGTGATAACATGATTCTCAGTCAGCAGGCGGGGGAGGGCGTCAAGGTATGCCTGCAATTCCGATGCGTTCAGGCTTTTAGACACGCTCCCTATATTTTTTGTGCTGATTGCATCCACACCAATATTGGTTTGCGCCTGCGCCTTCTGCTCGTCGGTGAGGTCCTGGGCCGCATCGTAGCGGACAAAATTGCTGGAGCCTCCAACAGGGCCTTCCGGGCCTTGCTTGCCCTCAGGCCCCTGCTTCCCCTTGGGGCCTTGGATACCCTGCTTGCCCTGCGGGCCTTGTAGGTTGCCGTTGGCCACCCACTTGCCGTGGACGGAATCCCAGATGTAGATGTTGTACGGAGGCGCGGTGCCCACGCCGTACACGTCACCGGCCTTGGGATTTGGGACGGCTGCCTTGAGTGCGTCCAGCGTATCAAAGTAGCCCAGAATGGCGAAGCTGGAACCGGCTTCGCCGGGATCGCCCTGGTCGCCCTTTTTGCCGGGAGGGCCAATGGGACCTTTAATGGACGTCAGGGTGTTCAACGTGAAGGCGTACACCCAGTTGGCCGTGCCTTTAATGTACACCTTGCCGTAGTCCGCGGAGGACGTGCTGTCCGGCAGGATCAGGACGAACTGGCCGCGCTGGACGTCCGTACCGGTGAAGTCCTGGTTCATTTCGGTTACGCTCTTGTACTCCTTGGTGATGCCCACCGGCACACCGGCGGAGGCCAGCCGCGCGTCGATCTCCTCGCCGGAGTAGGCGGATGTGTAATAGTCTTGCAGCTTAGCGAAGATCTCCTCCAAAACTGCGACTCTCTGTTCAAGCGTCATGTTTCACACCTCACACGATAAAAAGTTTGTTCAAGCGGTCAAAAAACAGCCCGCCGCCACGCTGGACCAACGGCCCGGCTTTTGCTTGCCCGAATTTGCGGTAGTACAAAATAACACAGCCGTCCGCACTTGGGCCGCCCGGGCCGCCTAAACCGCCGGATCCGGGAGCGCCGGGGGTAATGGTGCCGTTTCCGTTCTTCACGGCAATGCCGCCGGAGCCGGCGCCGCCGCCTCCGTAGCCGCCACGTCCGCCCCTGCCGTACCGCTTCGGCTTGGAGGGGGTGAGCGTGGCCGTCATGCCGTCCGCACCGGGGCCGCCGGTCACACTAACGGTTGTCTCGCCCGGCAGGCCGCGTCCGGAGGATCCGGCTTTGCCGTTGGCTCCCGCCGCCGGGCCGCCGCCCAGACCGGAGCTGTACCAGCCGTAACTGCGCGGGGTGCCTGTTGATGCGATTCTGGTCATGCTGATTTTCCCATCGCTGCCAGCCACAGGGCCGGGGGTGAATGCGTTCCCGTCCTCGTCATAAGCAATCGTGCCATTGACGTATTGCTGGACGCTGTCATCTGTGTACTCACTCACAGCCGGATCACGTCCGGCGCCGTCGCCGCCGGGGAGGCCGTCCTCGCCGATGCCGCCGAACTGCTCCCCGGTGATGGGGTCCGTAAAGCCCCAATCGGGAGCAGACGCGCCCGCCGTAGTCATGCCGTGGAACACCGTATCCGTGCCGTCCGTACCGGGGAGATCGTCCGGGCTGAATTCGGCGCCCTTGCCGCTTTTCCCGCAGGCATAGGCAAGGCTTTTCAGCTGGGACACGTCGAGATCACCCTCAACGATCCTTCCGCCCTTGCCGCCCTTGCCGCCGGGACCGCCCTTGCCACCCAGCGCCAACGCGTAGCCGTCTACCCGATCCTCAAAAACCGGGTTTGTCCACGAGAACTTAGGCCCCGATTGGGTATCCTCGCCCTTTTCGCCGCAGCGCCCGCCCTGCCCGGCGGAGATCATCACATAGTGGATCGTTGTGGTGCCTTCCGGGATCTGGAACTCGCCGGAGCCGGTGAGGACTACCCGCTCGTCCAGATACTCCGCCGCCTCCGGCTGCGCCGGGGTGAAGCCGACCAATGCATCCATGCTGCTTTTAAGTGTCGCGCTCATGGTGGTGTCGAGGGACTGGATACACGCAGAAACCATCTTCTTATCGTAAGGGTGATACACGCTTACCACGTGGCCCGGTTTCTCATGTCCACTCACAATGTCATTGGTGATAGTTTCGCGGCATCGGTAATAGTCCGCAAGGCGCTTCGCCACGGCGTAGGAATTCACCAGAGATACCAGTGTGGCATCTGTAACTGATTTGATGTTTTCCACAGCGCCAGCCGTCACAGGCTGCGTGATTAGGCGGGTGTTGTGGATATACGCCTTGCCAGTCAGTGCGCCAGCGCCAGCGGAGATCTTGGCGTAGTTCGCACCGCTTTCCAAGATTGTGAAGCCAGTCGCAGAGAGGGAGTGCATCGGTTCGGAGAATGTGATGATATCGCCATTCTGCGCCGTGCCGGAGAATAGCTCCTTTACTTCCGTTCCCGCAACGTATTGATGCTCCGTTACCGTCACGGCAGAGATGGGTGAATCGTATTTCACGGTTCCCCCGGTGTAAGATCGGTCGACATCAATCAACGATGCCGTACCGTCCCACAAGGGTTCAATTCTCAAAACACCGTTCAGGTCTGTGCGGAGATAGGCCCCAATGGCGAAAAGCACTTGTGAGAGGTTGTCTCGTGCAGAGCGTTCTTTCCCATCCGCATAAGGAAGCCAGCCGTAAAGTTTAACTCCGGAATATACACTTTTTATCAGCGAAGGGATGTTGCCGCAGATTTCTTTTACAACCTCTTCCACGGTCTGGCCTGTGTAAATGCCGCCAGTATGAACCATTCCGGTAAGTGCGCCCATAGGGGACCGCCCTGTAAGTTGATAAGTGACAGGCCCGATACGGGAAACGCCGCTGCTTACAAACCTTGCTTTGATTTCGCCGCCTCTGTAAACAATGATGGGGGTGTTATTGGGGAGTGCAGAAAGCTGTGCGCCTATTGTTGTGGTGCAAACTTCTACGCTGACCGTATCAAACGAAAGGCTGCTTTCATCCAATGCAACTTCTTGAAAAGATGAGCAGTAGTCTAAGCGCATATCATCCTTAGATGCATCCCGGTCGAACTGGTAGGGGCCGATCATGATATAATCCATACGCCCTCCTTACCGCGTGATTTGCGGTGCGATTGGGATGAAATGGATTTCAATTTCTCCCCAATAATTGATCCCGTTTTCAACTTTTTCAATATCGTGCGATGCGCTGGTGTAGTATGCGCGATAGGAAATAGTTGTGTTGCCGTCCGCAGCTTCAAGCAAAACGGAATCGTCAATGGAATGGGCTTTGAGATAGTTCCAGAACGCATCATAGCTTCTGTAATCGTCCCCCCTGCGGAAAACAGTCACCTTATGCCCAATGTACGTTCCCAGAACATCCCGGATCATCCGGCCTGTGTCTTTCGATCTCCCAGCGTTCTCCCCATCGAGAACGCTGAAATTTTCGTTGTACTTGGAGATCGCGACATTCACATCAAATGAAGTCCCGTTAATTTTGATGTAATTCATACCCACCGCCTTTAGGTCACTTTAATGCCGACGCGCTGCGTCTGGTCCTTGTTCAGCTTGAAGATAATGCGGCCTAATTCCTGTTCGCCGATTTTAAGGATTGCCGTCTGATTGCCACCGCCATACTGCGACATGCCACGGGCCACCGCTGCCTCGATAGCAGATTCAGGGGCTTCAATGTTGTTCCCCTGCTTCTGGTCACCCAGTACCGCCAAAAATTCACGGTTCGGGGGAATAACTGCGCCGGTCGCCAAACGCGGAACGGATGCAGAATTGATGGCAGGTGTGCGGACGTTGCCGCCGCCTGTAAATGCATTTTTGATGCTCCCCATTGCATTAGAAGCCCAAGATTTCACGCTTTCAAACGCTGACTTCAAACCATTGAGCAACCCATCAATAATGTTTTTGCCAAGGTCTTGCCAATATTCAACGGTGAAATACTTTGCAACACTTGATTGCCACCAGGCTTTGATATTTTCCCACGTTTCGCTTAATTTTTCTTTCAGATAGTCCCAGTTGAGTGCCACCACAGAGCCAAGTCCAGCCGCTCCGGTTACGATCATTCCCAAACCGAGAGGGATACCAACTCCGGTAAACACAAGGATTACGCCCAAGACAAGCAAAGCGCCGCTTATCATAGCCGTGATTGCTCCGATGGGGCCACCCAGCAGATTTGTTATTGTATCCCAGTTTGCAATCACCGTTGCCGCAAGACCGGCAGCACCGGCAATAAGCAAGCCGATTCCGAGAGGAAGTGCGGCTCCGCTGAATACTAAGACTGCGCCGATAACCAATAGTGCGCTGCTAACCACGGCAACAACGCCGCCAATAGCACCTTGCAGCAAGGTTTTAATTGTATCCCAATTCGCCGCAACCGTAGTCGCAAGCCCAATTGCACCGGCAACCATCAATCCTAAACCGAGTGGGACGCTTGCACCGCTAAACGCCAAGATTGCACCCAATACAAGCAATGCGCCTGAAAGCAGCCCAACAACTGCTCCAACAGGCCCTTGCAACGCCTCTTTGATCGTATCCCAATTTGCCGCAATGACCGTCGCCATCCCAGTAGCACCAACAGCCATTAGTGCAAGGCCAAGGGGGATATTCGTGCCGGAAAACAAAATCACTGCACCAATTACGAGTAGCGCAAAACTCAAAAGCGCAACAACGGCTCCGATTGGGCCTTGCAACATCTTTTTAACAGTATCCCAATTAGCTGCGATAACAGACGCAAGCCCAATTGCACCGGCAACCATCAATCCTAAGCCCAATGGGATGTTTGCTCCGGAGAACAAAATAATTGCGCCGATTGCAAGCAACGCAACTGATAGGATTGCAGTAACAACTCCGATTGGGCCTTGCAGCATCTTTGCGATTGCTCCCCAGTCTGTCTTTACAGCGCCCCAGATTGCCGCAGCGCCTAAAGCCATTAGGGTAATGCCAACCGGAATATTAGCGCCGGAAAATGTTAAAATTGCGCCGATGGCAAGAAGAAGCGCACCGGTAAACAGTTCCATGATCGCACTAAGTTGATCGTTAATTCCCGTTGCAAAATCCGGCCCATTTTTGGCTTTGTCATCGTTTCCGGAAAGCTTATTGATTTCGTCAAAAGATGCTAAAGATTTACTTGTTTTCTTTGCGGCTTTCCCGGTTTTATCCATTGCACTGCTTTCTTCATACAGATTCTCAGCAGCTTCCGCAGATGCTTCTGCCGTTGTCCCAAATATTTTTGAAACAAGGTCGGAAATTGTATTGACTATACGTGTCAACACATTTACAAAAACAGTAAATGCCGGGATAAGTACATTTAAAATGGGTTGCGCCAAAATCATCAAAGCCCCTTTTAGCTTTGAAACTGCCTTCATGGCCTTTTCATTTGTTTGAATGGCACTCCACATATAGTCTTTTAATGCACGGAGCGCTTTTGTAATGAGCGTAAAAACGAAAACGCGTCGAGCAAGGCCCTTGATGCGGTTAGTGAACTTATCCATCTGCTTTGCCGCTTCTTGGGCTGCAGGTGACATTCCCTGAGTATGTCTTTTTGCCCCAGCAAGCTGCGCAGAAAGTTCTCCTGCTCGGTTACTCATTCGTTCAAGGCTTCGGGTATCTTTTGCAATGGACGCATCCATAGTCTCAACCTTTTTTTGCACACCATCCCATTCTTTTTGTAATGATGCTACTGTTCGCTCTTGATCTTTTATAGAGCTGGATGTAAAAAACGCATCTCCGCTTTTCATGTAGTCCAGCTTCGCCTTTGCGTCATCGAGAATAGCCCCTAATTGTTTTGATTGCTCAACCAGCGGCATCTGCTCTTGTTTTTTATCGCTGATTTTTTCATTGAGCGCATCGATTTTTTTTGTTAGCCTGTTTAATTCCGTTTGCGCCTGCTTGTCATCAACATCAGCTTTGATAATAACGGAACCATCTGCCATGCAATCACCCTCTTTCTCTGTTGCTTGAAATGTGCAATTTTATATGTTATATTGAATGAAACAATTGTTAAGGAGTGATATAATGAGCCTTTTTAGCAAAAAAACAAGCAAAATCAAGTCCGCAAAGCTCCTTGGCGTTAGACAAGCGGAAGAAACTTTGTTGTTTCATACCTCAAACTTTTCTCTTTATAGTTTTTTTGTCGAATATGCAAACGGGACTACCGCTGTAATTGAATGTACGCCAACTCCTCCAACAGGAAACAAGAAAAAGGAAAAAGAATTGTTTGATAAGTTAATTGCAATTTCAAACCAAACAAGCCAGAACGAAAGTGATGACACTCAAACAAGCGGGTCAATTTTGGATGAATTGCAAAAACTAAAAGATTTGCACGATTCTGGTATAATACCAGATGAATTATTCCAAAAGAGATCGGAAGCCTTAGTGGAGAAAATGTCTAATTTGGTAAATGCCAATAGTTCAAACTCGCCAAACTTTTATGTGGAACGTGAACGCCCCCGTTCAGTTATGGAGGGGAAATCAATTTTAATTATTGATGGAGAAAAAACCGGGTATAATTTGGACGCGCTCGTTTCTCTACGTCTCGATTTTGGTTTCCACACAATTTCGATTGCTCGCGGATGCGTTTCAAGCCAAAAATTTAAGCTGAATGTTTGCGAGTCAAAAACATATAAATTGACTTTTGACCCCAAAACAGTCAGCATTGATGCAGAATTGGTAGAAAAATAAGCCACCAATCAGCCGCCCTCTCCGGAGGGCGGTTTTCATATCCATTTGCTGATAACGTCCTCGTCCTGTTCCGTATACTGCCGCTTGAAGTCAACCAGGTGCCGGTTCTGCTTGTAAAACTCCTGTTCGCTTTTATCCAGTTTCTTCCCCTTTGCCTTTTTATTGCGGATTCCCACAACCTGGGCAAAAGTGCAATCCCCGATTTCCTGATACGCGGATACCCACGTCCACCAGTGCAGATGCTCAACGGATCTGACTTCTTGTCCCAGAACGCGGTTGACTGGGGCAACGATCAGGGGAAAGTCCTGCTGCCAATCCATCAGCTTCGGCCCACGCTTTTCTTCGCGATGCTCTTCGCCACAGTTGATGAATTTTGCGCATTGCTTGATCGCTTCCTCGTAGTCGCTCTGCGGCATTTCCGCAAAGTCTGGATAGAAAATGTCAAGCATGGCCTCGGCCTTTTCTTCCTCCGACAACTCAGCGTCAGACAGTGCCTCAATGATCGTCAGGATATCGCGATAGTCAGAGCGTATCTGGTACTCAGTGCCTTTTACCTCCACGGCAGTCGGCAGATCGTACCTCATTTGTGGTACTTCTTCGTATACTTGCTCACGCGGGGGTTGGTGGCTTTCTGCTCACGGGCAAAAGTGGTGTCAACCTCATCCATGATAGCAAGCATCAGGTTCGCCCACACAGGCAGGCCGTCCGCCAGCGCATATACGTTCATCTCGCCAAACAGGGCAGAGCAAATGTCAAAGCCGAACACATCGTTGATGATCTCGCGCATTTCCTCGTCCATCTTCCGGGCGGTTTCAAAAACTTCCCGCTTGTTGGCGGTCTTTTCCACCTCTGCCTTGTATGCATCCTGCTTCTTGTCGAGGATATCAAAGGCATTAAACAGCTTTTCCACAAAGGCGCTGTCGGTGGGGTTAAAAGAGAATTCGCATTTGCCGTTGATGTTGTAGGTAACTAAACCGGTATCGAAAATCAGGTCTTTCATAATAGCCTCCGAAATTGGGGCGGGTTTGCGCCCGCCCCTTTGTTTTTAAGCCCCTGCCGTAAAGGTCACGCCACTGGTATCCTTGGTAATGGTGCCCAGCGTACGATTGCCGCCGTAGGTAATCTCGCTCGTGATGTTGAGCGTACCGCCGCCGTCACCGCCGATGCCGGTCACGGCAATAGCACAGGAATCATACCGCTCGGCAAACTTCGCCTCGCCGGACGTAGCGTAGAAGTGTCCAATCATCATATCCTGATTGGCAAGAGCCTGCGCGTCATGATCCTTGACGGCAAGGTTCCACATCTTCACCGCAGCAGCGTCACCGGCATCCAGAGGGATGGGATCAAAGGTCTGGGAAATAACGGGCTTCTTCATGGTGGTGAAGGTGTTGCCCAGAATGTCCTGCTTGCTCTCCTGACCCCAGTCCATCTCTTCGCTGGAATCCTCCACGCGCTTACCGATGGCGCTCCAAGTGGGAGCTTCCTTAGAGCCGGTATTCAGATACGCGATCAAAAGCTCGCGGTCAATGGTCTGACCTTCGGGCGTCGCAAAAGTTAAATCTGCCATTATACATTCACCTCGTAAATCAGTTTTAGCGGGACCATGTAGTCCTCGTATTGGTCGCTTGTCGCGCCGAGATACGATGCAAACGCAGAAGTCTCAACGCGGAGGGCGCGCCTGCCCTCTCCAATGTCCGGTCGCTGCATCTGCGCCCAGTCCGCAAATTTGTTCAGCACTTCAACCGCCTTCAAGCGTGTATCGTCGCTCTTGCCGGGTGGTGCGATCTGGTAATGGATTTCGAACGAATACTCCGCCTGATATCCGCCGCAGATATACTTCTTGGTGATAACGGCCCCCTGAACGGAGGAAAGCGCCATGCCTACCGTTTTTGCCGCGAAATACTCGTACTTGATCAGATCCACATTCTCCGGAATACCGGGGAAACGGTTTGCCCAAATCAGCATCAGGCGGTCAAGGTCTGCCTTTTCGCTGCTGGATGCCAGCATTACAGGTTTTTCTTTAGAGATCACGCTTCACCGCCTTTTCTGCTACACGCACCCACTTCTCCATGTTCTGTGCCTTGGATGCTTCGAACCAATGGGAGCAGGTCCCGGTTCTGTGGAAAATCAAATCCTTCTCCGGCACTGCCGGAACCTTCGTAACGCCCTTCCGCGCATAAGAGCTTCCGGTCAGCGGATCAACGTACAGTTTGCCGTAGTACAGATATCTGGCATACGGCCCTGGATAAACAACCGTGTTTCCCGTTACCCGTGTACGCGTCCTTAGAGAGCCTGTGAGCATAGGTACGAACGGAGCGGTATCTTTTGCGACCTGCACCGCCAGAACGTGTTCTGCGCGATCACAGCCCTTGGAAACGGCCTCTTTTACAGCGTCCATGCCGTCCGTCTGAACGGAAAATTTCAACGCCATATCACACGCCTCCGACCTGCCAGTGCTGCATATCAACGCTGCCGAAATCTTTCTCGTCAACCTTGGTCACGGTGTAGCAGTTGTCCTGGGCCAGAGCCACAGTTTCATTGTCCGTCACAAACTCGCCTTTGATGAAAAACGTTGTCCCACCATTGCCTTTGACAGAAAGCGTCCACAGGTCGGTTTTGTCCTCTGCGGCGTAAAACCGCTGCGGACCGACATAGGCTTTCATCTTGCCGGTAAAACCGTCCACAGCTTCCACGCCAAACGGGATGTAGAGGTCAACTGCATCAGCCCCGGCAAGACCGCTCTCGCGCACGTTAACCGCCTTAGACGCTTGCAGCATCACGCCACGAAGTACGGTCACATACAGCTTTTGCGTTTCCTGAAACGTCTCCTTGTCGGTTTCTTTGACCGGATTGTAGATCGTTACAGTGTGGGGAGCGTACATGATCCGCACCCCCTCCCTCGGTACAGCAAGCCGGTATGGGCGAGATACTCCATGCAGGTCTCTGCGAGCAGCTTTCTTGCTCCATCCGTAGCGTTCAGTGCGGAAACGGCAGATTCGCCGCCGGTCGCAAGTGTGCGGGAATAACCGCCCACCGTTTCACTTTTGACTTCTGCGTCATTAGCGGCAGCAGTCGCAAGGTTCTTCATTGCAAGCGCCTGCGCAGCTTCGATAACCGCATACTTGTCAACCAGCGCACAGCAGCACATCTTTACCGCATCCAGATCCACGTTGTCCTTGGCTCGGTTCTGCGTGAAATAATCGAGGAAGGAGCTGGCCCGGACAGCCAGACGCGGAAAATCCCCACTGCTTACAGTGCCCATATAGACACCGGAGTAGTATGTGTAATCAGCGTATGTCAATTGGGTCAGCTCCCTTCCAATACTGCAATTATGTCAGCCTTGCGCATTGAACTGCTGACCCCGTCCACCCCGTTTTCCCAGGCATAATCAAGCAATTGAGCTTTTGTCATGTCGGAGAAAACAGGGGTTTCAGGGTCAGGCTCACTCAGCAGTTCGGTTAGCCCCCCACTGCCGGAGTGATGGTGCCGACAACCACGCCGTCAATGCGCTCGGCGAACAGCACCATGCCGTTGATAACGGTATCGGATGCGGTCATGTTGGTGTAATCGGGTTCCTCGTGGATGCCGATATAACCGGTGGCGTCGGTGGTGAAGTTGAACACCTCGCCCAGATCATCGCCGTTCACAGGGATGTAGTACAGGACGATGTTGTCTTTGGCAGTGGCGTAAATCTTGCCCTTTTGGACGCTGGAGTTCAAGATCACAGTGCCCAGACCGAGGAAGTTCTCGACATAGGTCATGCCGAAAGCGGTCTGCAGGGTGATGTTGGCAGTTGCGAGATAGTCCGCAACGTCCAGCGGGTTCATGAAATACACTGCGCCGATTTCGTCATCCTCGAACAGCACCTGCAGCTGGCCCCATGCCTGAGCCAAGGTCGCTTGGAAGGTCGCACCGCTGGCCGTACCCGTACCGGTTGCGAGGAAGTCGAAGAAGTCCTTGCGGATGCCCTTCTGCACATCCTTTAGCATTTCATCGGTGGTTATTTCAACCGCCTGATCGTAGCCGCGATCGGCGATTGCTTCGGCAGAGGTGGCCTTGCGCCACTTCTTCAAGGTGATCTCCTTGTAGTTCACAGCCTCGGTCTTGTACTTGCTCAGGGGGATGGTCTCGCCCTCAGCCACAGCGCCGTCTTCCAAAGTGCCGGTAGCCTTGTAGCTCTTGAGCACAGTACCGGCCTGCTTGGCGATCTTACGAGTAACGCCCAGAGCCTCCATCAGCTTCTTGATGGAATAGCCGAACATCTCGGTAAATTCGATCTCACGAACACGGGCGAGATCTTCCTTCTTAATCAGCTTAGGATCAACAGCCATTTTTATTCTTCCTTTCTAAACAAATCCATATTTGCGGCGATTGCAGCGCGCCGCTCAGTTCTGTCGGTGATTTGCATAATCTCGTCCTTGGTCATAGGCTTTCCGCCCTCGTTGAGCCGTGCGCCCATGTCCAGCCGGACAGCAGGCTTAGAAACAAGGCTCTTATAGGTGCCGTCTACGAGAGCGTCAAGGCTCTTGGTGTCCTTGATCTTCTCGCCGTCCAGCTCCAATGCAGACATTTCCTCGCCGCATCCGCGCATGGCAAGGTCGAGATTTGCACCGGTGATGTTTTTGCTCTCAAAGTAAGCCCGGACAGCCTTTTCCTTTGCCGCCTTGCTTTCCTTTTCGGTGATGCCGGACTTATAAGCTTCAAAATCCGAATGTTCTTTTTCATACTTTTCCTTATAGCCGCCGTCACCTGCTGCCTTGAGGTCATCCAACTGCTTCTGGATTCCGGGCAGTTTCTCCGCATCCGCCTTGTACTTGCTGACGTCAGCCTTCAAGCCGTCCACGGTGTCGGTATGCGCCTCGATGATGGTATCTACCTGCTCATCGGTGAGACCCATACCCTTCAAAAGTTTGCGTGTAAGTGCCATGACACTATCTCCTTTTCTTTGGCCGCGTTTCTTCGCAGACGATAGTTTTTATAAAAACCGCTGTGCTTCGCGGGTTTTACTTAAAACAAAAGAGCCAACCACCGAGAATTCCTCAGCAGTTGGCTCCTATTGCCCTTTCCCGTGCCCAATTACGCGGGAGTTGAATATTTGATTGTTTTCTTGACCTCTAGCACAATGTATCCGTCACCCTTGCGCCGGATCTCCGCGTCATTGCCGCGCCGGATAATAGCCTCGATGGTCTGCATTAGTTTATCATCCATTAGCCTACCCCGATTTCTTTCAAATATGCTTCATACTCATAGGGGACGCCAATGTCATAATTCTTGTAGTAATGCAGGAACTCATACGGGAAGGTGAATTTACCGTCCCAAAACATACCTGCGTGAAGTTCTTCTCCAGTAAACATATCAAAACTGGGCAGCGATGTCAGCCCGGCATCGAGGGAGGAAATGTGGCTTAAAATCGCTTCTTTTGGGATACTATTTTTGTATTTCTTATAGTCTTCAAAATTCTCAATAGAATTCTTGTATGGCAATCCTTTAAAAAAGCCGAAATCCATGTCACTTTCTCCTTCCTCTTTGATTTGGGGTAAACGGCAAAATATTTCCTTTCCCATGTGTTCCTACTTTCAGTACGCCAGCACCGGAAATAAAAAGCACATCGTCTGGGGCTTTCACTTCAACGCCAAGTGCATTTGCCAGCTCTTCTGCAAAGCAATAATCGTTTTCCATGCGTGCGCCTGTGCTGCAAGATAGCAAACGAACTTTCTGGCCATTCCACCCTTTACTATGCCGAATGACTGCGGCAAGTAAGCGCGGTGACATATTGAGTTCTTTTGTTCCAAATCCGACTGCCGTCTGGCTTCCGTGCATAGCGACGTCAAAATACGTTTTAAGAGGTTTTACCCTTTTAACGTTTTCATTCAGCGGGTCACCGTCCGGGAAGCAAGCAAAGCCATTTTCCAGCTTCATTGTACGTCTTTTCACAATAGAATTCAAGTTATCTCTTGCGTCTGCGCCGAAAAACTCAAGAGTGTCTCTATCGTCTTTAGCGTTAGCCGCTGCCAC